GCATTTTGGCATTACAACATTTGACAGTTTGCAACCAGAGCTCAACGAGTTATGCAATATTATCAGACAAGGATTTGACCACATCGTGATTGAGGTCGGCGGTGATTTGCTTCACTCGGATTACATGGGTAAAACACAGACCGTACACGGCACCCAATTGGATCACGCAGATACGGTCAAGGCATGGGAAGACGCCAAGTGGTTTATCGACGATCTGATTGAATACGCCATCACCAATGCCCAGCACGTGTCTGTTTACGCAGTTGGCGGCAACCACGACTTTGATATGCAATGGGCGTTTGTTGAGGGATTAGCTGACCGTTATGAGCAAGTAGACGTGCACAACACGATCCATTACCGGCAAGCCTATCGTATTGGACATGTCGGCATCTTAATGGCACATGGCGATGTTGCACTCAAAAAACTGCCGATGCTGTTTGCCAATGAGAACAGTGACGTGTGGGCCAACACCAAGTGGCGAGAAATCCATTACGGTCATTTCCATCATGAGGTTGTTAACGACGATGAGGGCGTGATCATGCGGCAAATGGGCACGCCTAAGCCTGCCGATGGATACGAGGCCAAGAACGGATACACGATGGCCCACAAGGTCATGCAAGCATTTGAGTACAGTGATGATCAGTTGAAAGTGACATACAACATTGGAGGCGAAACAGATGAGTGATGGCAATAAGACAAGCGGAATAGGACCGATTGAAGTAATTACAGTTGTGCTGGTTATCCTCAAACTGTTTGGCCTTATCAAATGGGGTTGGTTGCTAGTGTTGGCACCATGGCTCATCCCGTGGGCGGCAGTATTCCTGACAATGGCGATTGTGAGTGTGTATGATGCGATCAAGTTGCGCTAATCAAATGAAGCACACCGAATATGGCTACGTCAGTCCACAAGAGTATCAGATTGACCGTGATTTGGACGTGTGGCTGAAAGGACGGAAGAAATTGCAAGCAATTGTGTACACGAAACCGGGATGTATGAAGTGCCAGCAGACGGTGCGGCAGTTATCAAAGGCGATGCACACCAAGGCTGTGACGGCAACTGCGGACGATATTAAGGCACTCAAAGCTGGCGGCGTCCAATCCATGCCAGCAGTTTACATATTTGAGGGCAGCAAGCCAATTGACTATTGGTCAGACTTGCGGGTTGACAAGATAAAACAATACACGGAGGGATAGACATGCTATTCGATAATGTTACAGGCCGAAGCAAACGGATACCTACTAATCAGATGCGACTACCAATGCCGACACCACGACCGATAAGACCAACGTACGGCGAACATCCCATAATTCCGTTGCGAGCAAAGGCTGTCGAAGACTACAAAGACAATCTAATTGATGATGTGAACGATACCATTAATCAAGAAATTGGTACTGATAATCCGATCAGAATTGACGTTGAAAAATATAATCCGGCTGTCGTTAATGAAGTAATCGATTCGCTTAAGAATGCTGGATGGGAAGTCGATAGCATTTATGATCCTTTTGGATTCAGCGAATCAATCACATTATCTTAGGAGGAATAGGCATGATTAAAGTAGTGAAACGACCAAAGGAATACATTGCAATTAAGGTTCCGAGAACTTGCGAAGACGTTGGAAAATTTGTTAGCAATGAGGCAGAAAAAGCTGGTATTCAGCTAGACATTACTGCGTATTATGCGGATGGTAAGAAGATATGGACTACTAAAGTTGGCGTGAAAAACAATGAGGCACAGATTGCCAAACGTGGATCGATTATTGTATGCAAAATTAGCCAAGACGGCAGCAAATATCCTGAAGCGGTTGATGTCATGGGTCATGAAGAGTTCGACAAGGAATTCAAACCGGTTGATGCTAAGCTGAATGAGATCGAGCATGGAATGTTTACTAAGGCTGAAGACATGTCGTTACCTGACTGCGCAAACGTTCCGCATGTGCGCATTGAGTTAGACGACATTAAAGATGCGCCACACGTCTGGATTGACGGCAAGCGAGTAGACAATCTGCCGGACAGCAGAAGCTAGCCTATGCGTGTGAAGGTGTGCCGCAATGCTGGATGCAACAATGTGATACCCTATAGCCAAGAGAATCCATACTGCGCTGAGCACGCGTCTCTGCATAAGCCTAACTATGCTGATGTCGCAAAGCACGTTAAACGTGACACATCATACTATGACAAGTACAAGCGTGACAAAGAGTCTGCTGCATTCTACAAGTCAAAGATATGGGAGCACACGTCACGCGATGTTAAAGCTCATGCCTACTTCACATGCGCAATCTGTGGCAGAACGTATGACAAGCCTGGCTATCTAGTCACTGATCACATTGTTCCCTTGAGGATTGACAGAAGCAAGTGCTTAGATCATAACAACCTGTGGGTATTGTGCAAAGGATGCCATTACTGGAAGACGCAGCTAGAGGACAAGATATATAAATCGCAATCACGAATAGAGAATCTTGACACTGCAACAAAATGGACGCGAGAAAAAATATCAGCATGGGTTATCGCTCACAAAAAATAACGGGGGGGCCTATGCAAGCCGCAGGGGACCTCACACACCAGTGTCCATTTGCCGCGAGACCATTTTTGAAAAATTTCGACTTTTTAGACTTGAATCCCAATAAATAGCGGTTTCCGATGCTGAAAGGAGGTGTGTTTTTTGCCTGAAAATCAACCAAAATTGACAGTATTGCACTCAAAAAGTTCAAATACTGCGACAGCTGATGACGATGATCTTAAGGAGATCCAGAACACACCGCCAGCTCATCTTGATGATGAAGCATCGCGTCTTTGGAAGGCGATTGTTCCGGAGATAAAGAAACTTGGCTATCTTAAAAAGATAGATCAGCCAGCGCTTGAATTGTATTGTCGTTATTACTCTATTTACATTAAGTCTGAGCAGCTAATCGAAAAACAGGGGCTGTGGATCTACGACAATGACAATGTTGCTGTTAAACGTTCTCCCGGAGCTGTTCAAATGGACTCTTGTGTTAAAAACATGAAGGCACTGGGGCATGATTTAGGTCTGACATTTGATTCTGGACTACGCCAGATCACTGTCGAAGAGCCAGAAAAGCCTAAACCAGATAGCCCATTAAAGGAGGTTAAGTTTGGTGCGGACGTTTGATTTTACCGGTGTGCAAGATATTCGCGGATACGTAAAGCCGTACCGATCAGATTACCAAAACCTGCTAGATAAGTACCATGATCCGGGAACAAGGTACGCTTATGACGTGATGTTTACGGATAAGTATATTACCGGCCGAGACGTTCAGTTGGCGTGCATTCGGCACTTGAACGATTTGCTGCGGATCGGCGATGATGATTTTCCGTATCAGTATAATTGCGACATGGTTAATGCCATTGAATACTTTTCACGACTGTTGCCTAATCCAGACGATACGTCGAAAACAATTCAACCATTCAAATGGCAATCGTTTATCCTTGATAGCTTGATTGGCTGGCGCACCATAGATAACGGCACTCGATTCACAACCTCTAATATTTCTATTGCTCGGCAGCAAGGCAAAACTTGGCTTGCTTCTATTCTGATCAACTTCTACTACTTTGTCGTCTGTTGGTATGCAACATCACAGGACTTGCTGGTGGCCAGTTACGACAGTGAACACGCAACCAAGCTGTTTAACGACGTGTCTTTGCAGGCGAAGACAATTTTATCTCTGCCGGACTTTGCAGATGACGCAAGAGAACGAGGCGTGGAAGCTCAAACAACGCAAGTTATTGCAAAAAATACTAAGAATACGATACGGAAAGGCACATCACAAGGCGGTGGATTTGATAGTTTCCACAATGCGATCGCCGTTTACGATGAAATTGGCAACTTAAGACCAGCACTGAATGAGACCTTAAAGCAGATTACGTCCGGGCAAAACGGCATTAAGAACCGAATGTTTGTAAAGATTTCCACAGCTTATCCTGATATCAAGGTAAAGTTTAAGAATGATGAAGACGTAACCAGGGCTGCCATTGAGCATGACGCCGCTCGAGACGCTGACAACGTGTTTCAAGTGATTTATGCCCAGGATTCTGAAGATGAGGTATTCGATCCTGAAACATGGGCAAAATCAAATCCTAATTTGATTGAGCTGCCTAAAGGCAAACGCGATAACCTTCTAGAGGCGCTTAACCAGGACCGCAACGACAATGAGCGTGAGGGAACGTTGGAAACATTCGTTAATAAGTCATTAAACCTGTGGAGCCGGCGCTTCCAGAACAGTTATCTGTCTCTAGATAACATTCAGCGCAGCATTATCGACCATTTCGATGTGAATGGACGTGATGTATTCATTGGATTTGACGGATCACAGACCAATGACAATACGTCTTTCAGCTTCATTTATCCGTACACTGATCATGACAAGCACATGTTTCATGTTCAGCAGCACAGCTTTATTCCATTTGCACAGGCAAAAACGATCGAAGCCAAGTCAAAACAGGATGGGTTGGACTATTTGAAGCTTCAAAACGAAGGCTTCGTTGACATCACCAACCTTGCATCAGGTGTGATCAACACCGATCAGGTTTATCAGTGGTTGGTTGATTATGTTAATCAACATCGGCTTAAGGTGAAGTTCATTATTGCCGATCCAAACCATGGCGAATGGCTCGAAAAGAAACTTGAGAATTATCAGCCGCAGTGGCAGTGGTTTCCTTTGCCTCCTACATCGTTCAAGCTGAACGAGCCAACAAAGGATTTTCAAAATCTGTTTATCAATGGGAATATAACAATGCTGAACGATCCATTGCTAATCGATGGGCTTAACAACGCTGTATTGGTAGAAGATCGCGGCGGTTCGGTCAAGATTGACCGTCAAAATCGCACGAGTGATCATATTGATACGACTGATGCGCTTATTAATGCCCATGCGCAGGCAAAGTTCTACTTTGAAAACTATCATGATGATAATTACAACCCGCTGAATGATTTAGACACTCAAGGACAACGTGACTATTTCAAGGCGATGTTTGGAGGTGGTAAATAATGGCAAAAATTATTGGTGATCTGTTCAGCAATTGGGGGACTGTGATGCTCTTCGTCATTGGCTTAGCACTGATTGCAGTGGCAGCATTCACCTTCAGCATTGTAATTGGCTATCTAGTTGCAGGTATTGAGACGTGCTTAGCTGCTTATATTTTGGACAAAGAAAGGGGGTGAAGTTAAATGGGACTTCTAACCCCTAAAAATTTTAGCAAACGCAAGGCCAAAAACATGGTTTATCCAAGCAATCCTGCTTTTTTTACGACAACCGTTGGCGGCATGCAATTGTCTTACGTTTCAGCGCTGTCTGCTTTGCAGAACACTAATGTTTATAGTGTGATCAACCGTATTGCAAGCGATGTTGCCTCGGCGCACTTCAAAACCGAAAATACTGCAACATTGAACCGACTTGAGAGCCCTAGCAGCTTGATAGGCCGGTTTTCTTTTTGGCAAGGTGCGTTGATGCAACTTTGTTTGTCGGGCAACGACTATATCCCGTTAGTTGGGCAGAATCTGGAGCATATTCCTAACTCTGACGTCCAAATTAACTATTTACCAGGCAATATGGGCATTGTTTATACGGTTTTGGAGAGCAATGAGCGGCCTCAGATGGTGTTTAGGCAAGACCAAATGCTGCATTTTAGGCTCATGCCAGACCCGCAATATCGGTATTTGATTGGCCGATCACCTTTGGAAAGCCTGCAAAATGCCTTAAATTTGGACGATAAGGCCTCTAAAAGCAACATAAGTGCCATGGAAAACCAGATCAATCCTGCCGGTCAGCTAAAAATAAGCAACTATTTAAGCGATGGCAAGGACTTAGAAGCGGCTCGTGAAGAGTTTGAGAAGGCAAATACCGGTGATAACTCTGGGCGCCTGATGGTTTTACCGGACGGCTTCGATTATACGCAGCTCGAAATGAAGACTGACGTATTTAAGGCCTTGGCTGATAATTCAGCATACTCTGCTGATCAAATCTCAAAGGCCTTTGGCGTACCCAGCGATATTTTGGGCGGCGGAACATCGACCGAAAGCCAACACTCAAACATTGACCAGATCAAGGCAACATATCTGGCGAACTTAAACTCATATGTTAATCCAATCGTGGATGAGTTGCGCTTGAAGATGAACGCGCCTGACCTCGAACTTGATATTAAAGACATGCTAGACGTTGACGACTCGACGCTTATCAATCAGGTATCAAATCTTGCCAAGTCTGGGGTGCTAGGTGCAGAACAGGCGCAATTTATACTCACCCGATCTGGATTTTTGCCGGATAACTTACCTGAGTTTGAGCCACTTACTGCCCAAGTGAAGGGAGGTGATGACAAATGATTATTCCTGTTAAGGGCTACATTACAAGCGACGACTTCGCACCGATCTATCATGACTTGCTGGGCATTACCGTTGTATCGCCGTCAGATATTGTTGATGAGCTGCCTGACGATGGTTCTGATGTCACACTTGAGATTGCCTCCGATGGTGGCGAGGTCGATCCGGCAACGGAGATTTGCAACACGTTGCGCAGTTACTCAGGCAATGTGACAGCGAAGGTTGTGTCTAACGCATACTCAGCTGCGACTATTGTTGCTATGGGTGCTGACAAGGTTCAGATGGCGCCGGGTGCGAAAATGATGATCCACCGAGCATCAAGCGACGCTAGCGGAAACGTTAACGATATCAATAAGGCTTCTGGCATGCTGCAAACGACAGACAATGCGATTGCTGACCTGTACGCAACTAAGACAGGTAAGCCAGCTGAGGACTTTGTTAAGCTAATGGATTCTGAGACATGGCTTACAGCTGATCAAGCAATTGAGCTTGGCCTTGCGGACGAAAAGCTAGATTTTGATGCGCCAATTGTAAATGCGGTAGGCCCGATTATTCCACATCAAGCGGTTCAACGAATTAAGAATCTGAAAGATGAAAACGACGAGTTACGTAGTCAACTTCCTAAGCAGAACAATCTGCTAAACAAGAAGCTGGCTATTTTTTATGGAAAAAAGGAGGTCCAATAATGGACAAGTTACAAACACTTTTTAACGATGTCAGTGCAAAGTGCGCTGATTTGAACGCTCAATTAAACGCAAAGTTTCAAGATGAGAATGCCTCCGTTGATGATTTTCAAAAGCTCAAGGACGATCTCACCGCTGCCAAAGCTCGTCGTGATGCAATCAACGATCAGATTAAGGCACTGGATGCCGAAAAGCCGGCAGAGCCCAAAAAGCAGGTAGAAGACAACAAGAACAAGGAGGGCACAGACCTGTCTAAGAAGCCAATTGACGCCACGAAGAAAGCGATTAACGACTACATCCATAGCCACGGCAAGGTAATTGATGCTGCAGCCGGCCACGTTACTTCGACAGAAGCAGGCGTGCTGATTCCGGAAGAGATCGTCTATGACCCTACCGCAGAAGTAAATTCGGTTGTTGATCTGTCTGCCTTGGTTACCAAGACCCCGGTTAGCACTCCTAAGGGCACATATCCGATTTTGAAGCGGGCCACTGATCGTTTTTCTAGTGTGGCAGAACTGGCCGAAAATCCCACACTTGCTGAGCCTGAATTTGAACAGGTGGATTGGTCTGTAGAAACATACCGTGGTGCAATTCCACTGTCTGAGGAAGCTATTGCTGATTCAGCAGTTGACTTGACCGCACTCGTTGGCCAGTCTATCAACGAAAAGTCCGTCAATACCTACAACGCGATGATTGCACCGGTACTGCAGTCGTTCACGGCTAAGGCTACAACCACTGATACTCTTGTAGATAGTCTGAAGCACATCCTGAACGTTGATCTTGATCCAGCATATAGCCGTTCGCTTGTGGTTACTCAGTCCTTGTTCAATACGCTGGACACCTTAAAGGACGAGAATGGGCGTTACTTGCTTCATGATGCGTCTGATTCAATTACCGATGGCACTGCTAAGGGCACGTTGCTTGGTGTTCCTGTTTATGTTGTCGGCGACACGCTCCTTGGTTCGGCCGCAGGTGATCAGAAAGCATTTGTTGGTGACTTGAAGCGCGGTGTTCTGTTTGCAGATCGCCAGGAAGTCACTCTGGCATGGGAGGACAGCAAGATTTATGGGCGTTATCTAGGTGCCGCATTCCGATTTGGCGTTGAAAAGGCCGATAGCAATGCCGGATATTTTGTGACGAACACAGATTCTGCATCTGGTTCAACTTCAGGCACTGGCAAGTAATACGACTATTAGTCGCCTAAGAAATAAACAATTCGCTGACAATGACGGGCGGCTATTAAGGGAGGGCTGAATATGGCAGACGAGTCTATTGCTGGCCAGGGAGTCACCCCGGAAGACTTGCAGCAATATCTTAATCTTGATACCGATGGGGATGCTTCGGTTCTTGCTGGCATGATCAGTACCGCAGAAGAAGCAATAATTGGGGCTATTGATGACACGATTGACGTTGGTATATACAGGGAATACCCATTGTTTAACCAAGCTGTACGTGTATTGGTGGACTTCATGTATTACTCACGCGGTGCTCTATCCGATCAGAACAAGGCCTATCCGCCCAGCTACGCGTACATGATCAACAGTATTCGCTGGAAGATTCAGCGTGATCAAGCGGCAAAGGCTGGTGGGGCTGATGGCTAATTTTAAAGCGGCCGATTTCAGTCGAACTGTTGAGCTTGGTTCACCGAAATCGCGTCCCACAGGTGCCGGTTTGAATGTTTCGACCTTTGTTCCTGTCTATAGTCTGCATTATAAACAACAAAAAAGGACGCTTACTCAGCAGTACACGCTTGTGGGAACATGCTTGGATAATTCAATCACTATTATAGTCCGTCACGACACTAGAAATGCTAGTCAGAAACAGGCACGCCTTGACGGCATCGTGTATGACATTTCAGACATTAGTCCGGACGACAGCAACGATGCTATTCGTTATGACTATTTGACCCTAGTCAAAACAACTAAGGGGGCATAGCGATGGATATGGATGATGCACTTGGTCAATGGCTTAAGCAAGTATCAAAGGCTGCCGAATTGTCTATTAGCGACCAAGAGAAGATTACCAAAGCTGGTGCTGATGTTTACGCTGAGAAGCTAGCAGAGGTAACGAAAGAGAAGCACCCTAGTACGAAAGGAAAGGGCGGCAAGTATGGGCACTTAGTCGATAACATTAGGAGTCAAAAAGGCGATGTAGATGGGCAACATAATGGCCAAAGCTCGGTGGGGTTCCACAATAAAGCCTACATTGCCCGCTTCTTAAATGATGGGACCAAGTATATTAGTGCTGACCATTTTGTTGACAATTCCCGCGACGATGCCAAAGACGCTGTATTTTCCGCTGAAGCTGAGAAGTATCAGGAAATAATTGCCAAGTTGAATGGTGGTGGGGACAAATGAGCGCAGTAGACGACGCTGTGACGCTATTAAGTAACGCAAACATTAATGGAGTTGGCGCTGTTTATGGAAATAATCTGCCGAAAGAAGAGCTAGACAGTATAGATAAAACAATTGTTCTGGTTACTGATGCTGCTAATGATCCAGCTGCATATGGTGACAACGATTTCTGGGCGCTGAATCAGGAAGTAGAAGTACAGATTTGGCACTCACAGCAGCTTGATTCTGACCCCGAAACCATTGAGATAGCCATGATGAAGGCTTTTACTCATCAACATTGGCAAGTAGCGGCCGTCAGGCAACGAACATTAGACCCCGACACACAGCAACTTTTTAATACATTTTACTTCAGCAGGACAAAAAACATTTAAGGAGACGATTTAATGGCAACAGTAGGACTTTATCAAATCCAGCTGGCACTGGTTGACCAATACCAAAAGCTTATTTCTGGCACTGGGTCAGGACTAGGCACAGACGGTATTTACACTGTCGATCATAAGGACTTAGGCACCAAGACAGCCAACATTACAGGGCTTAGCGGCACCATTGCTAAAATTTATGGCAACAATAATGTTCAAGATGTGACGGTTGGTACAAGTGAACCTAGTGTGGCTCTGGACATCAACAACTTGGATTTTTCAATCAAGCAACAAATCAAGGGTTTTGTTTCTGATAGCAAGGGCGGTTATACGGATGAGAATTTGAAGGCTCATGTGGCCTTACTTATTACCACTCAAACAATTGACCGCTTGCATTATGTTTACTACGGATTTGGCGATGGCATCATGACCGAAACCGCTGCCAATATTCAGACTGATCAAGCCAGTGAGGAACGAGTTGATGATTCATTGACCTACACTGCTCTGTCAACAACAGCCTTCGATGGCCAGCCTTACAAGATTTATTCAGACTTGGATAGCAAGTTTGACAAGGCCAACATGTACAAAGAGGTGTTCGGCGGATATGTATTGCCGGCAAGTTCAACAGGATCTGGTACCACTCCAGCTTCAGCTTCAGCTCCTAGTAAGTAATGCTGACAGACACAATCTGACGCAATTTAATAGCAACAACTGATGAATGGCTCGGGTACACTCCCTTCAGGGTGGACAGACCAAATAATCAAAGGTCTGTTCTCCCAGAAGGGAGTTTTTTTATGCGGCGGAAGGGAATCCGTTACTCTTTGGAAGACAAGATTGAGTTCGTTA